TGTTAAAGGGGGTATTAAAGAAAAAGTTAGGGAGGGTATTAAAGAAAAGTTTAAGGATAATAATACAAGTATTAATAATAATATTACATATAGTAATAATAAAGGGCGTTTTAAAAAACCTACTATTGTTGAAATTGCTGAGTATTGTAAAGACAGGGGTAATGGTTTAGATCCAGAAACTTTCTTTGATTTTTACGAAAGTAAAGATTGGAAGGTTGGTAAAAACAAAATGAAAAATTGGAAAGCATGTGTGAGGACTTGGGAAAAAAGAACAACAAAAAAAAGTATTAGTAAAGTACATATGCACTTAAGTTCGCATATGGAAGCTAAAGAATTATTAAAAAAAGGTAGAAAATGATAAAAACAAAAACAAGAGAAGAATTAGAAGATTTGTGTTTAGATCTATTAAGTAAAACCTATATTGAGTTAGGTCAACATAATGTAGATGCAGAAACAAAAGTTATTATGGCACAAAGTTTAGCAGAAGATTTGAGTAAAACATATAAAAACTTTTACTTTCAAGATGCTGTCAATGCTTTTAGGTTGGGAGTTAGAAGTCCACATAACAAGGATTTTATACATCTTAATGTACCAACATACATGAAGTGGTTAAGAAGTCATAAAGATTTGATATGGGATGCTAGAGCAAAAGTAGATGCAGGTGCTGATCCAAAAACAGTTCTAAATTTTAGACCAGAACCTAAATTTTTGAAATAAAATTATTATATAAGAATTATTTTTATAAATTTGAGAAATGTTTACAACAGTATTATTAATGATAGCTTCTTGTTTTTTTGGTTGGATGTATGGTTATAATAAAGCAGCAAAAAAATTTAATAAGTGAAAATAAATACTATATATAATGAAAATTGTTTAAATACTATGCGTAACATGCCTAATAATTTTGTAGATGCTATTATTACATCACCACCTTATGATGATTTAAAAAAATATAATGGTTATAGTTTTGATTTTAAAAGTATAGCTAATGAACTTTACAGAATATTAAAAGAAGGTTGTGTTTTAGTTTGGATTGTAAATGATAAAATAGAAAATGGTAGTGAAACTGGCACAAGTTTTAACCAAGCACTTTATTTTAAACAAATAGGTTTTAATTTGCATAATACTATGATATGGCATAAAACAAACCCTATGCCACAGATTCAGCATAATAGATATTTAGATGCTTTTGAATATATGTTTATATTAAGTAAAGGTAAGGTGAAAACATTTAATCCTATACGAATTAGTTGCAAAGATGCAGGTAATAATTACAAATATACTACAAAACATCCTTCAGAAAATAAAGATAGAATTAAAAAAAATTTTAAAATAAACAAAACAAAAGTATTAAATAATGTTTGGAGTGTAGCTGTGTCAAAATTAAAAACTGAACATCCTGCAACCAGTCCACAAAAACTTATAGATAAACACATAATAACATGGACAAATGAAGATGATCTAATATATGATTGTTTTAGTGGCAGTGGAACAACTGCTTTAAGTTGTATTAAATATAAAAGAAAATTTATCGGTAGCGAAATAAGTAAAGAATATACAGAAAAATCAATAGAAAGATTAAAAGAATTTAAAAAACAAAAAATATTATTTTGATTATGATTTTACTTTGGATTTTATTATGTATAGTTTTTGTTGTGTTTTTTATAAGTATTTTATTACATTGCATTGCTTCTTTAGATGAAAGTAAGAATGATGAGAGGTTAGAATCAAATATAAAAAAATATGAAAAAACTTTAACAGGTGGTTTACATCATGATAGAATAAATGAAAAAAGAAAAACACAGTAAATATTATTATGATTTTGATAGAAATAGATCAATAAACCCAAAAATGTTTATGTCAAAAGAAGAACTAGGAATAGATTATAAAGAAAATAAAACACCAAACTATTACATAGGTAGTGTTTATGGTTATGAAGCAAGAAAGATTATAGAAGATTTTGATCTTAGTTATAATTTAGGAACAGCAACAAGTTACATATTACGTTGTTCAAGAAAGCATGAAACTGCTGTAGATTGCATACAGAAAGCTATAAATCATTTAGAGTTTGAGTTAGATAAAATTAAAAATGCCAAAGCCAATATTTAGAATATTTGCTACTTATAAAATTTATAATAAGGTAGGCGTTACAAGGAAGCCAATAGGAGGAGTGATAGATACTTTTGCAACAACAGATGATGTAAATGAAATGAAAAAAGATGAAACAATAATGAATAGAATATTGTATTTGCATAAAAAAAGACCAGATAAATTTAAAGTAGAAATAATAAAAGTTGATATTGAGGATCAATATGGCTTTACAAATTATTAAAAATGAATTGTACAAAGTGTAGTAAAGAATTATTATGGGGTGGTGATAATGACTATGAAGATTATGATTTAGAGGGAGATGGTATAGTTAGTAATTACAGTTGCACTAATGAAGAATGTGATACTGATATGGTATTAATATATACAGAAAATAAATAGATATGCCAAAGATTAGAAAAATAAAATTAGAAGATAGAAAAGATATGAGAGGTGGAGGTTACTCCAGAAGAAAGTTTACAGAAGAAGAAGCACAAGCTATAAGAGATGAATATAATAATGCTACAGAAAAGATAACTATATCTTCTTTGGCTAGAAAATACAATGTATCACAACCATTGATGTATCAACTTATCAAAAAGACAACCTATGCAGGGGGTAATGGGGGGTATAGGGGGGTACGCAGGGTAGGTAAATCTGTTTACAATCATCATTGATGAAACCTGAAGCATCAGTACAAGCAGCGTTCTGTACTTACCTTAAATATAATTACCCTCAAGTTAGATACTGTGCTTCTTTAGGAGGTATAAGAACCTCTATGAAACAAGCTGTGTTAGCTAAAAAAACAGGTTATGTCAAAGGATTTCCTGATATGCAAATACTAAAAGTAAATCACAAATATGCAGGATGTTTTTTAGAGATCAAAGCAGATAAAAAATCATATCCAACTAAAGAACAAAAGGAATGGGTTGCATATTTAAATGAAGCAGGTTACTTTGCAAAGGTTGTTAAAGGTCTTGATGAGTGCATTGAAACTGCTGACTGGTATTTACAAATTCCATAACAAAAAAAATATTTTTTAAAAAAAATTTTGTAAAAAAAAAATTACGAAACTGCTGTGAAACTGCCCTGAAACTGCCCTGAAACTGCTGGGTCTGCTGTTATAGCTATTGTGTATGTGCCTTTTATATAAGGCGTTGATTCTCAAGTTATTAACAAAATTATTGTTAATTTCTTTTTTAACATTTTATTGTTTTTTTTGTTGAATATTAAAAAAGTTTGTATATTTGCACTGTAAATAATTACACAAAACTAAAACACTTTAAAAAATGAAAAAAACAGAATTAAAAAAATATAGTATAACAGAGTTAGAAACTATATTAAAACAAGTTAATGATATGTTATTAATCCCAGTTATGAACAAATTTAATTTAAATAATCAGGAATTAAAAGAAATGCAAAAACAATTAAATAAAGAATTATCAAAAAGAAAAATACAAGTAACACAAATAAAACAACTACAAAAAATATCAGATTATATAAATGAAAATTATGATTTAGACACTTATATTAATGAAAATACTTTTTCTATTTGGGTTAATGTATGGAACAAAGACTTATCTGAAAGCCATAATATAGAAATTTCAAAAGAGCAAATAAAACAATTTAACAAAGGATTAAACAACACTAAAAAATAATATATGAAAACAATAATAAAAAGATACATTAAAAAGTTTGGTTATGTTCCTACGATTTACGAACTATATAATTTATATACTCAGGGATTATTAAAGCTAAACGACAAACAAGAAAACGAATTAATACAAATAATTAAACAACACTAAAAAATAAAATTATGAACACAAAAAGAATTAGAGAATATCAAAAAGAGATTGACAGACTAAAAAAATTAGACTGGAATACATCAATAAAAATTAATCAAGAATTTAAAGATAGAAAAGAAGCAGAACTTAAAAATTTTAGACTTGATCAAGACAAGTTATTGTCTAATTGTTGCGGAGCAAAGGTTGACAATAGTGAAGTAATTTGTTTGCAATGTTATGAGGGTTGCGAACCTATACAAGAAGAAACAGAAATAAATAATTTTGATAATAGACTAAAAAACTTTATAAATAATTTAAAATAATTAACTAATT